GCGTCGATTACTGAGCTTTTTCTCAGGGCCAACTGGACCTTTTTGCTATATAGTACTGGGGACCACGTCCCATTTGCAAGGTTGGTGTACCCTGATGCTGCTGGAAATGCCATTGTGAATTCTCCTAAATGAAATGGCTTAAATAAACCTCGACTACAGAAACTGTGCCACTCAGATGAGTGTCAGTAGAAGAGGTAGCTAAATCAGATAAGTTTGACTCAGTGTCAGTTCCAACAGAGAGTATCACGCAAGCATGGTTCTCATGGATACTGGTAGACTTTGTTAATAATTTATCTGGGGGGTTGGCTTTCGGGTATACTTCTAAATAAGAAGTGTCCTCTGCCTTAATTTAATAATACGTTCATTATAACATATAATGTTTTTATTTACAATAGTTAATTGTTAAATACAACCTCAGTTATCGGGCTGCACCGGAAATATCATAGTTGAATTTACCGGAAGAGATAGCCGCTTGGATAGCTTCTTCGTTAGCTTCATACTCTCTGTCAGACATTTTCTGTACCATGCTTTCAGAGAAAGTAGCTTTTGGATTAGCCGCTGGTGCAGAAGAGTTTGTCTTTCCAACACTTTGCGCTGCAGATTTACTTCCTTGTCTATATCCTGTTTGAGCTTTGTACAGGTCTATTGTACTTGCAGCCCATGAAGCATCTGTGTTGTTCTTATAGACGCTATCTTGAATAGTAGGATGCTGTAAGGCAACCCAATCGTGGAAGCGTTTATCTTGACGTATAGATGCAAAATCTGGGTGCTTTTCTAGAAGCTGTTGTTCTGCAGATTTCTTATGAAGACTTTTCTCAAATTGTTCTACTTTTGCGAGTCTTTGTTCACCAAGCTCAAGAGCTTCATTAGCCCTTTTTTGGGCAATGCTATCAACAATTTGAGCAACGTCAGGATACTTTTTAGACCATGCTGCAATTTCTTCATCGGTTTTTGGAAACTTAATTTGTTTCCTAGTCGCTGCATCAAGCTGTTTTTGAACGTCGGCAACTTGTTGTGCAGCCTGATCACGCACTGTTTGGATATGTCTTTGAATATCTTGATAACGCTTTTTATAGGATTCTTCTTCAGCATTTAATTGCTCCACTGGTTCTTGTGGTTGCTGTTGTGCCGCTAGCTCTTCACTGTAAGTCATGTTATCTTCAGGTTCAGGAGCGCGAGAGTATTTTTGTTTCTTTTCCATTTATAACTTTCTGGGTCCGACAAGTCGGGTATCCATATCAAATAGCAAATACAAATTTCTGTTTTTTCATAATTGCTGGTAGGGGTTTTGATTTAGGGGATAATTCCTTATCCTCTTCATCGTCTAATTGATCGTCTACTTGTACTGTAGCGACCTCTACATCCATCTCTTCTGATGGAATCTCTTCGGGTGTTTCTCCCTCCTCGTCGGCTTCTTCTTGTTCGGTATCGTCTGAGGCTTGTACTTCGGTTTCCTCAGTGCCTTCGCTACCGGATTTATCCGAATGATACCCTGTGTTTTCGCAATGCTCACAACCTCTCCCCTGACACATTGGGCATTCAACAGTACCCTCAACGTCTACGCTCTGAATAAGGCCATCCATCTTCATAGACATTAGCCCCATTTCGGCTTCAGCTTGCATTCCCATGATATGCTTTAAGCCATGATATTTTACTACATGCGCTGGGAGTACATACTCTCCAGTACTAAGATTTGCTTCGATATCATCTCTGACATTCTCTGCAGAAGAACCTAGAGGAATAGGGTTGCCTGACACATCATCATACCCCATAAAGCCACAGTCTCCGGTACAATCACCTTCGCAACCACAAGCCATTCCCCCATGATACATTTTTACAGGTATATCTTCATCATCCACTAATTCATTATTTTGTAATGCTAGTTGGACTTCACGCTCTGCATTGCTAAGAAAGCCATCTTCATTAGTATCTCCTTCAGAGACATCTGCTTGTTCTTTGTTTTCAGCCATTTTTATGTCTTCTTCTGAAAGACCCTTTTTGCTGTCTGCTAAATTCAAATCACTTTTTGCCATTTCTATATTTACCTTAATGTTGTGAGAGCCTCTAATATCTGTAACTGGCTCTTGTCCTTCGTAACCGTCATAGAAAGTGTGTTTGCCTATAACCAAGGGATTGGAGCCGCCAAAGGAAGTTCCCCTAGCTTCTGTTCTTTCTCTGTTTTGAAAAAAAGTACTACCTTGAGAACCGTCTTTACCTAGCTGGATATAATCAACGAGTTCTTGTATTCCTTCTCGTAACTGGTCTTCGGGTACTGGAATGGCGTCTATTGTTTTGTAGGTGTCTATAGGTTCAAATTCACCTGCCACTAATACAGAATCTATATCGTTACCAAATCTATCAGAGGCTAATCTGTTGAAGATAACTCCTCTAACAGCATCACGCCCTGCAATGCCCTCAGTGTTAGCTTCTGCCCAGACAACTCTTTCGATTTTCTCTAGGTCTTCTAAGCTGATCTGAAAGGTAGGTTCTTCAGGTCTAGGTTGAGGTTTTACGACTTGAAGGTTTGGTCTTGGTTGAGGTTTTATAAAGCCTTCATCCATAAAAGGAGTTCCTAAATCAGTTAATAAAATAAATAGTAAATAATTCATTCATCATTCAGCCCCTTTGAGAGTTTCTTCGCGCAGTGTGCTAAAGCGTCTTAGCTCTGCTATTGCGCCCTGAAAGCGAACAATGGTGTCCATGTCTCGCTCTGTAGATAGCTGTTGAAGTAAAAGGTTAATTCTGATTTCTGCGTAATCTTGTAGACATTTGAACTGATCTTTATCGTTCACCAAAATCAAAAGATTTCTGTAAAATTCTTTATCCATTAATAGATCTTTTATTGAATAGGTGGTGCAGCTTGTTGTTGTGGTTGGTTACCGCCATTGTCTCCACCACCGCCCCCTGTAAATCCTTGGGCATCTGGTTCCGGTGCTTGGGGTACTGGTGCGCCTTCAGGTACTCCCTGCGCTGGTGATCCTTGTGCTTGGACTGAAGTAGGTGGCGCTGGTGGATCTGGCATCATGGCTTTTATCTCAGCCATCATTTGTTGTTGGATAGCGGCTTCTCTAGGATCGTTAAGAATCTTGTCTTCATCCAAGTCCATCGATGCTGCTAGTTCTCTGAGTATGTAGTCATATTTCACGAAAGGAGCCATCTGTTCATTGCCTGTCATTTGCATGAACTGTAGTAGGCGTTGGCTACGAACTTCATTACGCATAAGGCTCTCTGTACCTCTAGCCTTAACGTCCAAGTCTCCTACTAATTCTTTGTCGAAGTTAAACTGCATATTGAAAGCAAACAGGCTCTTACCCAATGGGCTGAGTAGGTAGTCATCGATGTTCCGGACCACCGCTTTAATATTTTGCGCTGCTGCCCCCATCAACATAGACATACCTGAAGCAGTTCGTCCTACGCCGCCAACGGCTCCAGATCCATGTGAGTAGGATGGAATACCAGTAGCCTCATCAGCTAGTTGTCTGCTCTTATCAAACATCATTAATAGCTCTTGGCTGACGTTCTTAAACGAGTGGGAATGTATGCTCTGGCCTGGTGCGCCTTGCTGTCTCCTAAAAATTTTGCCTGGATATATAGACATGTCTTGGCCTGGAACTAAATTAGTTTCATCTATTTCTATCAATAGGTTACCAGACAAAGCTCCATTATCGACTGCCATTCGCATGAAGCCATTCATCAAGAGTTGTGTATCTGTCATATTCTCAGCTACGCCAATACCCCAGAAGGAATAAGGGTTTAGCTCATAAGGAACTGATAGGTAAGGAATGCGGTTAGGAGTGAAGGGATTTAGTACTAATCTAAGGATTTGACCGTTACAAATCCAAATATTGACCTGAATTTCGTCTTTTTGGCGTAAATCCTTCGGAATATCTATATCGGCTTCTTCAGCTAAATCGGTGTCTAAAATGCCCCAATATTCTAAAACTTCGTACCTTTCCATCTCTGGAGAGATCCCATCGTCCTCTAGTGCGTCTTCCCAGTAGCTTCTGGTATAGTCTGGGCCATATTCTAGAGCTAATTCTATGGATTCTGAACGAAAATGCGGTCTTTTCTTTAGAGATCTAAGCTGAGTGCGGTTCATTCTGTGGCGTTGTATAGCAAACTCTGCCTCAGACATGTTTCTGGCGTCAGGATCTGGATAAAAATCCCAAATAGAGACATATTCTACTTTAGGGATAGTTTCCATTACCGGATCGTAGTCACCATCCTCTGTCCAGCGCGGATATTCTTTAGTTTGGGCAAATGGACCCTTCATACAGCCGCTACCAAAGAGGCAAGTCTCAAAAGCCATAGATCTGAGGTGTTTTGGGGCTTCTGACTCATCTAATTGATCGTGCATGAGCTTTTCCATCTTCTGGGCGGCTCTTTTCGCGGGTTCGTAGGTTATAGACCCTGGCATTTTACCTGCACCAAGCTCTAAATCGTCCTGTATTTGAGTTAAATCCTCTTTATAAATGCCTAGATCCTTGGCAATGTCTGGACGAACAATATTATTGGATATTTTGTAATCTACGCCAGCTTCTTCTTTGACTTTTTCTTCAGTAATCTTGTTCGGGTCCATCGAAACAGCGTCTGCTACGTTATTAGGAAACTGTCTTGCCTCTATTCCAATAGGAAACTTAGACCCAGCCATAAGTACGTCTACTACTTGGGCGTATGCAGCGAGAACTTTTGTTTTAGTAACCTTAATAAATGCTTTGGACTTCTCAGTTTCAGTAAATTGTACTTCCGACGAATATAAGCCACGATAATTACGGTAAGCATCTAACCATCGCTCCTCATCTACTCGTCTTGCTTCTTCTGAACGTCTAAATTGGTCTTTAATAAAGCTTACTGCACCAGAGTATTCTGTATTTTCGGCTTCTACATCCCCAGTTTCGTCCAAAGGAATGGCAAGATCTGAGTCAGTTACGTCTTCCGGTAGAGGTTTATCCATCAAGGCCATATTTAATATCCAAATATTGCGTCGGCTGGACGCCAACTTTGTTGTGGTATTCCATTACCAAAGTCGAATGGGCTAAATGCCTTCGGTCTGGACATGGCTGCATACCTGATAGAGTCGTAGGTATGTCTTTGTTGAGAGGTTCTGGGGTCAATGTCATCACCGCCCTTGGGGTCTGTGGGTATAATAGGGAAATCCGCTATTACCTGTCGGCATGTATTAAAGAATTGTATGCCAGCTAGACCTGTTTCCTCATCTACTTTAAACAATTCATGCAGTCGGTTCTTTCCTGCTATCCTTGCTCCGTTTGATCTGTCACTAGGACGCCATCTGCATCCCTGAGAAATCATCTCTTCGGCAATTGATGGACCTAGCTGTCCTCTCTGATGCCAACAACTGGAGTCTAGAACTCCATACTGTATTTTTTCACCACCTTCGGCCTCTAGTACGGCTCTGGCTAAGTCACGGCCTGTATGTTTAGTTACATACAATTCTCTGTAGCAAACTAAGGTGTCGAAGTTAGGGTCAATAGCAAACCAATGAACTGAGCTAAAACTAGAATAGCCATAATCACATGACCTGAATCTGGTCCAATCAGTCGGAATATCGTATGGTTCAATGACATGATCTTTTTGCCTAAACTCTGGGAAAGCTGCTCCATCCGTAATTCCCCAATCGCCTTCAAGAAGTTGCCGCCTTTGCATCTCAGGTAATGAAAGTAGGTTAGCTTCATATTGACCGCCTTCCATGAGGTAGGGATTGTCCGATAATCTGGCTGGAATAAAGCGCCTGTAGAATAATGGTTCTCCTGCTTTCTCATGTCCTTCGGGATATACTAGGTCATCCCCTGTATCGATATCCTGCGCTACAAACTTCTTATTGGGTGGGGCAGGGTCTATGAAGGTTCGTTTTACCCATCCCATTCCTATACCACCTGGATTGGTGGTAGCTCTCATGTAAACTGGCAGAGTAGGGTCTGTTGTACGAAGCCGTGATCTTAAATAATTCCAGCTAAAGGGAGTGGCATACTGAGTAAGTTCGTCTACCGCTATGTAACTAAATGACTGACCTTGGTATCTGAGTACGTCCTGATCTCTTTCAAGGTAGGTAAGCCAAAGTTTTGCTCCTGAAGGAAACGTCCACTGTGACTTCTTCTCAGCCCACTTAGCTCCTTTAAATGCTCTGGGGTATAGTTCCTGAGATTTCCAAATAAGCTCTCTAAGTTCGTCGTTAGTTCTACGAAGAATAAGCCCATTAAAATTAGCGTTGGAGAAGTAACGCATTGGGTCTGCTAGTAGGCCGTAGCTCTTACCGCCACCAGCGGCTCCACCATATAAAACTTCTCTTTCGGATGCTGCTAAGAACTCTGTCTGTGGACCCTCGTTAGGGGCGAATATGACTTCCTGTTCTTGCTTCTGTTTATCTATCACATCAAAATCAAGGCCGCAAGAGATCGTAGGCTCTTCAGGCGATAATTTATTAAGATCTCTCTTAGCCATAGTCAGTCTACGTTTAGCATCTGTCTGCTTACGTTTTGCTGCAGCTAGTTTCTTTTCTTCTAGGGTTTTAGGCTTGTTCTTGCGTCTTGTCTTAGCCATCTCTTTTAGACGCTTAGAGGGGTTCTCTGTACCTTTGCCTCTGAACCTATTCCAAATAAGATTCATACCCTGATGGGAGAGCTTATCTCCGGTCTTACTAACTAACCAAGCAGTGACCTTCCTAGAGCTATTTCCTTCCTCTAGGTAGTCCATAGCCTGTTCTACTAGGTCTACCTTCTCCTGATCAGGAACAAGCACCAGAGGATCGTCCTCAGAGGCTATGTAAGCATAAGGCATCTTGGCAGTCTTGTTAGGTCTTGTGCGGTTAGGCCACTTGCTCAATCTTCGCTCTTCGGTGGTAAGATAAACATAGCACCGCCTGTATTATTCACTTCTACTTGTTCTTTCTTAACCAGCCCAGTTCGATCCAGTATCTGTGCAGCCGCTGCAATAGAGTTTCTGGCTCCCATAGCCTCTGGGTTATCTAGAACGTCTGAAAGCCCCCAAGCGGCTTTAGGAGCGTTCATAGCAAGCATCATAGATGCCTTCTCGTTAATCTCTTTCTGTAACGGTCCTACCACAGCCGATAGGCTTGTCGTATCTGCGTAACCTGCTTCTTTCATCGCTAGTCTGATGTTGCCCTTGCACTCAGGCGTCATCAAGACTTCTAAAAAGAGTTGTTGCTTATCCGTTAATACTTTGGTGTCTTCCATAATTACCTCAAAAATACGAAGCACAAGCCGACGATGCCTGTTGCAATCATCCAGAATATGCGTTCAGCAAAAGCAATCTTCTGTCCTCTAACGAGGGCTTGCTTTTCCATTTCGTCTAGCCTGTCATCTGCTTTCTTTTGATATTCAACTATGTTGTCCATCCTCTTGAATGCAGTGACCATGCGTTCTTCCATTCGCACCATTTCAATCAT